TTAAAAAATCCTCTTCCCACTATTTATATGGGTCCACGGTACACCCTCTCACATTTATATACCAAGAGTTACACGGCAGTAACTTCGAAGACCAAAAGGGCTACAGCATCACTATACAAGGCTTCTCTCCTGCTCAACCCAAATTATTTACACAAGTAGAAATAAATGCAAACCCAATTATAAGTGGTTTAGCCTTCGATCTCGCGCAGGATCTATAAATCTGTCCTTTTTTAAGCTTACTCATCTAGATAATATTGTTATTCCAAAGGAGTATCATTTAATATTATCAATTTGAACACGAACTATTTTAAATTTACTAAGAACGAAGCCAAGCAAGAAGCCACTGTATTCATTTACGGTGCCATAGGTGATATGGACTACGAAACTTGGGAGTTAATCAACACAGCTTCAAAATTTAGAGCCGAATTTGAAAACGCTACAGCCAATGCAGACACGGTAAAAGTAAGAATATCTTCTCCTGGAGGATATGTAGATGAAGGTTTGGCCATCTACAACATCATATTTGGCAGTAAAAAGAAAATCATTACTTACAACGATGGCCTCTGTGCATCCATGGCTGCTATTATTCTCCTCTCTGGAGATGAAATCCATGCTTACAGGAATTCTTTATTGATGATCCATAACTGCTCCGGGATGACTTTTGGAAATGTAAAAGAGATTGAAGAGCAACTTGAATCGCAAAGAAAAATAGATTCTTCATTAGGAAAAGCTATAGAAGACCGCCTTGGTATTTCTTCAAAAGATGTAGAGAAAAACTATCTGAACTATAAAGATAATTGGTTCGAGAGCTCTGAAGCTTTGGAGCTTGGTTTTTATGACAAAATAATACAGAAAGACAAGGATGTACCAACAGACCTTAAAAACATGAGTGCAAAAAAGATGCATCAAAAATACGCTGCTTTTTTCAAAAAGAAGATGCCAACAAATACTCACCCAAAACCAAAGAAAATGCCCAAACCAAATTCATTTCCAAATCTGCAAGCGGCCTTAGGACTAGACCAGCCCATTGCGACTACAGATGAAGGAAGCTACATCAATGATGAACAAAAATCATTGATAGAGAACAAAATTACAGGATTAAAATCTAGCCTTCAAGCATTGAGAGATGAAAAAGGAGGAGAGATAAAAATCCTTAAAGACGAGAAAGCAGATCTTGACACAAAACTTATTGCTGCCAATTCTGCAACCACAGAAGGATTGACGTTTTTGAAAGCTATCGCTAAAGCAGCTGGCGTTGTAGATCTTAAGGAAGATGCAACACTTGCAGAAATTAACGATGCTATAACTGCCCAAGTAGCAGTTCTAAACAAAAAGCCAGGCTCTAGCCATACTTCTGGAAAAGTAGATCCTAAAGGTGATGAAGATAAGAAGCATGCCTATTTAGACTTGAATGCTTCCATTTACGATGAGTATAACAAATTAAAAAAATAAGACATGGCAGACATGACAATTGACGATGTTGTAAAAGAACTAGATACGTTCTTAAGCAACAATCCAACTTTAATTTCAGCAGCTATAAATCGCGCTCAAAATATATTGGACTTACACACACAACCCCTTACAAAGGTAAAGGGTAATTATCCCCAAGGCCATACTCTTTTGACCGACGTGGTCCAAGGTTTTGATCCTGTATGGAATGATCTTGGAACTTTACAGATTGAGCACAAAATATTGAAGAATTACCACCAAAAGGTCAACTTTGGTTTAATTCCTTCTCAAATTTTAGCGAGTTACTGGGCAGAATTATATGCAGAAGAACGCACACCAGAAGACATGCCGATCTCTCGTTACATTATTGAAAACGAACTTCTTCCTAAAGTTCTAGATAATCTAGCCACCTTGAGTGTAACTGGAACATACGATCCTGCAAGAAAGGATGAGTTTGGTTATTCCATGAATGGAATCAAAACCATTATAGACAATTTGCTTGTTGCAGATGTGGCTACAGCACCTACTCCTTATAAGATTCCTCTGGATGCAGCAACAGATTTGACGATTGTAGAAACTGTTACCAATTTTGAAAGAAGTCTGCCATCTAAGATGAAAAGCAAAATTAAGAAATTATATATGGGTGAGAATATGGGTGAGAGACACATGTTGGACTATGAAGACAAATTTGGTCAAAACCAATTTCAAAACGATCAGATGAAAACTCGTCTTGGAAAGCGTGAAATTGTAGTCATTCCTGGTTATGATGGTGATCAAATATTTGCCCATGTTGAAGGAAATTTCAAAAGGTTAATTGATGTTTTTGACGGAGCTCCGGCGGTGACGGATATCCAAAAACAAGATTACCAAATCAAGATCTTTATGGAATTTTGGAAAGGATATGACTTCTTGATTGATGAATTGGTCTTTGTTTCCAATTATGCAGATGAAACTTTAGGGCTTGGCTCTACAGCTAAGAATCGAAAGTATTACTCATTCGATGGTGTAACTGCACAGTAAAAATTTAAATCATGAATAAATCAGATTACATAGAAAAAGCAAAATCTCTTGGGCTTGATGTCCAAGATGATTTTACTAACGCTCAACTGAAAAAGTTGATTGAAGACAAGGAAGCAGAATTGGCAGAACTTGAAGTTGAAAATGAAACAGATTCAGAAGAAAATCAAGAAGTCCATGTTGAAAAGCTTCAAGAAGAATTGAAAGCAGAGCTCCTCGAAGAAGGGATCTACCTTGATGATCGTGGTCGCAAATACAAATTTACAAAAGATGCTCCAAAAAAAATCAACATTGATGGAGCACCGATGACACAAAGAGAAATTTTAGAAACCGAAGAAGTTATTTCCGAATTAGTCTACGGAAATAATGGATTCATAAAACGAGTTTATAATGGCTGAAGATTGTAGTGAAATTCCACTAGAAAACATTGAGTTCTGTCCTAGTGATGAAGTAAATGCTGGAGTAAGCGAAGTTGGTGTTTACGCTGCTTCCGTATCTGAATTTAGCACCATAGAAAAACCCCCAAGTCTTAAAGTAGCAACAGATCTTGAGTCTTGTGCAACAATTGAAGGAGCCCATGCCTTCGTAGATGAAACCAATGGAGGTTTCCATAAGCTGCAGATTAATCCAGACTCTGGAATGATCGAAACGGTTCAGCTTGGTACTAAAGGAAATATTTCTTTCCAAAACTCATTTACGTTTGCTCTTAGAGGCACAGCGGCCAAAGTAGCTGGATATGCTAGAAAGTACAGAAATGAGCCAATGATTTATATTGTAAAGGAAAAGAATGGAGATGTAAAACAAATTGGTAGTCAAGATAGTCCTGCTTATATGGTAGAACTTGCTGCAGGATCTGGACAAGCACCAGGAGATCCAAAACAAAGCCAGTTCATAATTAGAGATAGCCAAAACTATCCTGCACCAGAATACGCTGGAACTATCACTGAATTCACAACAGCATAATGAGCAAGGTATTCCAGATAAAAAAAGGAAAGTTCGACATCCCTAAGTTCGGTAAGGTAGATACTACCAAAACGGAACTTAGTGATGAAAGAGCTCTTGAATTATTTAAGGTGAGTCGCAAGGTTTTCCCCTGGATAATGCTTAAGCCAGATGCCGATAAGTTTTTGAAAAAACAAAACTTGAAGGCTGAAGAAGTCGCTAAGATGATACAGAATGCTTCTAACATCGAAGAAGTAGAATTACTTAAACAAGTGAACGACTCTAAAACAGTCGCTGCAATTGCGGAAACAAAAATTAACGCATTTAAAAATTCAAAGATATGAAGTCGATTCATTTAGTCTTTACAGCTCTTTTACTTATGGTGGGAGCTGCGGGATTCGGAACTACAACCGACCTGGACAAAAATTCAAACACTGATCAATTTGAGATTCCTCAATTTGAGATGCAAAGCGTAGATTTTATTTCTTATGATTTTTCTTTGAATGAAAAGACTCAGGTTTTATTTATTAAAGAAGTGATTAGCCATAAGGTTTCTAAGACTCATAAGTCCAGTAAGGAGTTACAACCTTTAGCTCCAGAACCCGATGAGCGAGATTGGAGTTGGCATAGTTTTAAAATAAAAAAATACACTTACCATTTCACCGCTAGGCTACTTAAGGATAACCCTATTAGAATTTTGTGTTAGCCATGATTATTTAATTTTAAGTTTTGTTGAAAAGACCTTGAAAAATCAAGGTCTTTTTTTTGTCCTTTTTTGAGGCTTCTATAATCGAGACTTTAGTAAAATGAAAATAAAGGATTGGTTTAAAACTAAAGATTTTGAGAAGGGTGTGCAGCTTTACAAGGCCACTTCGAAGCCAAAACGATCGGTTTTGAAGCAGCTTGAGAAAGGAAAGAGTAGAGCTTCTTTAAGCATGTTAATAAGAGAGCTTCGACAAGCTATGAAGTTTGATAAGCCTAATCTGGTTTACAAACCCAAGCCTTCTATTTCTAAGCAGGAAAAGACATTCACAAAGCCATCACAGCCTATAGGGGTGAGAGAGGAGTCTGCCAAGCAATACTTTAAGTCTGTAGTATATGCAGAACTCCCTCAGGAGCTAAAATCCCGTTACAGGCTTTTAAAAGACTTCTTTTATGACATGTGTGATCTTAAGCTTGAGCTTAATGATCTGCCCGATAAAGCCGTGAATCAGGCCCTTAAAATTCAGATTGAAATCGATAAGATGGACCAAAAGAAACAACTCATCTGGGATGAGATTGACTATTGGAAAGCTACTGGCAAAATCCTAAAACAGGAAACTGACATTGATTTGAAAACGATGGACATGCAAAAGATTATCCTTAAGAAAACAAGCCTGCAATCTTCTGTCTATCACATGAATTCTAGGCTGAAAAATTGGCAAACGCAATTAGAATCTTCAGAAGATACTGAACAGAAGAGGAATCTTGAAAGCCAGATCCATAGAACCACCAATAAAAAACATAAAAATGAAATGACAATTAAACAGATAGAGGACTTTTTAGAATAAAAAAAAGCCCTCTGACGCTCATATAACTCTCACATCACATAAAAACGACCTCGCAGTCTGCCAGAGGGCTAAAGCCTTCTTGATTGCGAGGTCGTCCTATTTAGTAATGTGAGAGATAACAAATATAAATAAATACTATGAGCGAAAAATTATTAGCACCATTAGAATGGCACAACGAAACCAGAAAAGTAAAGGATCTGGTTCCTTATGAATTCAACCCTCGAATTCTTACTGAGGAAAAAAAACAGAAATTAATCAATTCGATTGAGAAATTTAACCTGGCAGAAGTACCGGCGATCAACACCGACAACAAAATTATTGCAGGCCATCAAAGAATAAAAGTTCTGATGCTTCTCAACCGTGGAGAAGAAAATATTGATGTTCGTTTACCCAACAGGAGTCTAACAGAAGAGGAATTTAAGCAATACAACATCACCTCAAACGTATCTGCAGGCTTTTGGGATGTAGATGTTTTGGAAGAGCATTTTGCAGATATAGATCTCGAAGACTTGGGTTTGAATCTAGATGATTTAGAGTTGCCCTCAGATTTAATTCCAGAAGACATGTCCGGAGAAGATGAAGGTGACTTTGATGCAGAGCCTCCAGTAGATCCTATTAGTGAAAAAGGTGACGTTTATATTTTAAAAAGCCTTCAAAAAAACTTAGAGCATAAAGTTGTGTGCGGAGATTCTACCGTAGAAGATCCCTATAAAGAATTATTTCAAAATGAAAAATGTAATCTAGTATTAACCGATCCACCATATAATGTTGACTACCAAGGAGGAAGTGATAAAAAAAGAGAGAAGATTCAAAATGATAAAATGGAAACTAACTCATTTTATGATTTCTTACTACAATTCTATAAGCAAGCTCACAGCATTGCAGAACCAGGAGCCCCTGCTTATGTTTTTCACGCAGATACTGAAGGGGTGAATTTCAGAAAAGCATTTGTAGATTCTGGTTTTAAACTCTCTGAATGTTTGATTTGGAAAAAGAATTCAATCGTAATGTCAAGACAAGACTATCACTGGATCCATGAACCAATTTTATACGGATGGAAACTTGGAGCTGCACATAAGTGGTACACAGACAGAAAGCAGCAAACTGTTCTTGAATTTGATAGGCCTTTAAAAAGTGAATACCACCCGACGATGAAGCCTATTGAGATGCTTTGCTATCTGATTAAAAACAGCTCTAAACAAAAAGATATTGTTTTTGATGGCTTCTTAGGTTCTGGATCCACTCTAATTGCTTCAGAGAAATCTTGGAGAAATTGCAGAGGAATAGAAATTGGAGAAAACTATTGCGATGTTATTGTGAGAAGATGGGTTAAATATATGCAAGAGAATAAACTGAAATTTGAAGTAATAAAAAATGATAAAAAGTTAACTCAGCATGAAATTGAAGATTTTAAATGAGTAATCTAAATTAAAAACAGCGGCTAAATTGCCGCTGTTTTTTTTTGTAACAAATAGCAAAACTTTTCTTTTGAAGGTAAAGTAATGTCTTCATCAATTTTTTCTTCTGGAACTGAAATCAAAAAGTTCTTAAATCCAAGTTGCTCCAAGCATTGGTAGACATCAGATTCATAGATATAATCTTCAGGAAGAATAGATATTATTTTTTTATAAATCTGTTTTAACGACAACATTAAAGTGTCTTCATCGGTTTGAAATTGATTCTTTATGGGCTCAAAATTTTGCTGTAAAAATTGTAGAATTTCAGTTTCATAATCAGTTTTAATGTTCATAATGTGAGAGTTTTATATATTTTCTTTTTGTATTCTCAAAAGTAAAACCTTAAATATTTGTTTTTGAGGGTTTTAAGGTCTGAAAACCTTTTTTTAATTATCATTTCTTCACCATGATAAACCGCCGTAACCTATACAGCGGTGACATGTGACGTTTGAAATATCATGCAAATATGAATTTAGAATGAGCTCATCGGTAAATCTTCTGGCTTTACGTTTCTTCCAATAAACTTCTCCCAGAACATTTCAAAGATTGGATAGTCAAAGGTATCAGACAGATGCGTTGCGTGTTCTTGGTCTACACCTTTTCGCTGCTCAGACCTCTTATCTTTCTCAAGGCCTCTTCCTCTATCGTATGCCTCGGCATGCTCCATCGATACAATAAGGTTTGGACAGTTGGCTTTGTTAATTCTAATCTTAGGGAGATATTTTCCTTCATCTTTCAGCATCTTATTTAAGAGCCTAAACTTATCAATGTAGTTTGGATTGGTCCCGGTCGTCATATTATATACCGTCCACCCTTTGCTCTGCAGAAGCTCCTTAGCTTGATCTGCAAATGTCATCTTTGAGTTAGCTGTTCTATTGTTTCCTGTTCGATCATAATAGAAGTAGATATCTTTACACAAATGCGAGCTGTAATAAGGAATGAACTCTTCAATGAATAAGTGATCTAATATCTTAGGTGACTTCACAAAGAATTCCTTGAGCACGTACCACACATCGTCCTGCTGTTGATGTACAGTCATAGCATTTATATTGGCACCCCAGTCCACAGAAATTATCAATGGCTCATTCTTAATTACATCGAGATCTTGCTTACAATTAAAAGTCTTACCAGATATATCAGTAAGTGGTAAGCCTTCTAGATAGGAGTTATCAAAGTTTGTGTAATAGTGATCCTCTGTAAGCTGGGGGTAAAAGCCGTCTGTAATTTCTTTAGGCCTTTTGTTAAGCATCTCAGCATCATAGATAAGATCACTAGAATAAGATTGCTTCATGTATTGAAAATAATCAGGCCTTACGTTGTCGAGATTCCAATGCGCGGTGGCTGAATGAAAGAAATACTCATCAGGATGCTTCTTGGCCAGATCTTCGCCATTGGTGAACCACTTCCCTTTTTTGGTCAGAGGTGTAGAGGATATATAAGTCTCGCTAAGTAAGAAAGGATTATCACCGTGGATAGCAGATTTGGCTATTGCTCTGTTAGTGTTCTTGACGTTAATGGCTAACTTATCATTATCCAATAGTCCAGCTTCATCTGCAAGGATGCCGGATGAGTTAATACCACGACCACCGTTTGAAGAGTTTGGATTGTCTAGGCCTACTAATTGAAACACAGTTCCATTGCTAAAATGTATGATGTTCTTCCAGTGATTTGGCTTTTCATAAGGCATTTCAAAACCCATCCTTTTACCTTGGCTAGATCCAACCACATAGTCTACATCCTCATATATCCCGAAAAACTCCAGAGCTTTTTTAGTCGATTTGAATGTATTACTTAATACCTGAGCGTAGGTGTTACCCACTAGAATAAAGGTGGCTCTAGGCATATACTTAGCCATCATGAGCATGAAATAAGCCAGAATGGTCGATTTTCCCGTTCCTCTCCCCCACTCCAAGAACTTAATCTTTTGCTTGGCCATCACAGCGATGATCTGAGGCAAATTGAGAGTTACTTTTTTTCTACCTCTAGCTTTCATCTTCGTCGCTTAAGTCCTGAAAAGGGATATCAGTAGCTTCCACATTCATATTGACATGGCTTTGGCCATCCTTAAATATCTTTCTAATGAGATTCTCTTGCTTTTTAGACATGACCATTTGATAATCTTGAGATTTTAGCTTCTCGAGGTTAACAGTGGATTCTTCTTTGTCCAATCCAAGAAGCTTATCGATTTCTTTGTCGATTTTATAGGCCAATTCTAGGTTTTTATCTTTTAGAGACAATTGCAAAAGCTTGTGCTTGCGCTCGATCTGGATGTATCGCTGAGCTTCTTTGTCGAACTTCTTAAAACTTCCAAAAAGCATCTCTGTGCGTTGGACATCTCTATAGGCAGTCGCTTTTGAGACCCCAAAAAGATGCACCAGCTTCTTAACACAATCCTCTCTAGACCGAAACTCGAGCATGGCTATCCACGCAGTTTCCCATCTGTTTTTCATGTTCCGCTCTGCCTCGCTTAAATGCTTCAATTTATCCTCATCAGACCGCTTATCATCAAGGTAAAAAGCGAGGATGTTTTCAAAGTGGGTGTCACTGGTTTGAACCTGTAAACTATTACTGCTCATTCTTATATTTTATATAAAAATGAGAATCCAAAAGCCCTCAAAAAAGGACACAAGGTTTCTGTCCTTTTTTTTAAAAGGCTCAAATAGCAACTTAGCGTCATGAATGGAATAATATTCTTAAAAGATGCCCTCACAGAGATGCGTATGAAGACCTCTGAAGGCATGGCCGTCAAGTTTGATATTAGCGTTAGGAGCTATAACAGGAATTCGAAAGAAGGGGGCAAAATGTACCATTACATTAATGCTAAACTGGTAATGGAAGAGGGAAATCTAACCAAGGAGGAGAAAGAAATTAACAGTTTGAAGTTCAAAAAAAGCACTCAAAAAAAAATACAAAAGAACCCACTTCACTTCAACAACAAAACCCGAAACATAAAACTTGAAGATAATACTATCAAAAAAATAAACATCAATTACATCATTGAATTTAATGGTGAAAAAGTAATATACTAATGGCGAAAGTTATTCAACAAAATAAAAACTTACACTTTGGCCTAGGTCAAGTTGCTGCCTTTGAAATCTACGATTCAAAGGAAAATCACACAACCAAAAAGCTAGAAGAAGCCTCTACCTCTGGAAAAATAGCAAAGTGGGGAGAGTCCAATACTTATCCTCAAGAATTTCTAAAGACTTTAAAGAAAAATGGTGCAGGAGGATCATCCTATCGATTTTTGAAAGCGGCTCACTATGGCCAGGGCTTTAAGATCGTAACAATTGATACGACAGACGATGGCAAGGAAGACAAACGAATTGTTCCTTTAAAAAGCCAACCAGATTTATTTCAATTCTTTAGACAATCGAAAATGAATCGATTTTGGGTAGAATCTATCGCTGATTTGGAAACATTTAATATTGCTTTCCCTGAATTTATACTCAGTAATGATTTCAGTAAAATAGTATCTATCAGGAGACAACCAACTCCAAAAATACGTTTTGAAAAAATTAATGAATCCACGGGTTTCATTGAAAACGTGTATTTCTGCCACAATTGGAAGACTAGCACCAAGGAAGACTCACAGTATGTTCAAAAGATAGCCTGTGTAGATTCTTATGCAACTGCAGAGCAAATTAAGGAATACTGCAGGCAAAAAAAGCAACACAAATTCATCATGCCAATTTTCTATCCATTAATGGATGAAGTCTATTACCCGGAGGCAGACCACCACTCTGTGTATAGAAATGGCTGGATGGACGTGGTGAATTCTATTCCAGAATACAAAAAAGCATTTTCAAAAAACCAACTCAACATCAAGTTTTTGGTCAAAATTTCAGAAGAATATTTTCTAAGAACCTATGGAAATGACTGGGAGAAGTTCTCAACAGATGAAAAGCTAAGGATTAGAAAATCCCTAGCCGATGATATAGACAATCACCTGTCTGGAAATCAAAATGCGGGTAAATCCATCCAGGTTACTGTGTTTAAAGATCGAGAGGGTAAATGGGTAGACGGTATTGACGTAAAACCAATCGAAACCAAAAATAATGGAGAAGGTATTGGACTTCTGGATGCATCTGGTGGTAACTCAGAAATTATGTCTGCTATTGGAGTAGATCCAAACCTTATGGGAGTCGGAATACCAGGAGGAAAATTAAACGGAGGCTCTGGAAGTGATAAGAGGGAATCTATGAGCATAGTCAATTCCCTCTTCAAATCCAAGAGAGATACTACACTAGAAGTATTTAACATACTTAGAGATTATAACGAATGGCCAGAAGATCTAGAAGGATTTTTCGCGGTAGAAAACTTTACCACTTTGGACAAGAACCCAACTGGTTCACAACAAGAAATATAATGACGATAATTAAAACCATAGAAGACTTTCAAAAATACTGTACGATAAGCTACAACTTTAATCTAGCTACCATACAGCCTTATCTCGTTAAGGCAGACAGAAAGTACCTTAAGAGGTATCTAAGCAAAGAGCTCTATAAAAACTACGTAGAGACGAAGCCAACAAAAGAAATTGCTGTTGAAGTTTATGATCTTATGCAAGAAGCATCTGCCAACATCGCTTTGCTGTATTACACAAAGGTGGGGATTATCCATATTACAGATGGTGGGTTTTCTATTGCTCAAAACGAAAAAACAAAGCCTGCAGAGTGGTGGCAAGTTCGCGATCTAAGACGTCAACTTTTGGAAACTGGTATGGAAGCTATAGATGATGCACTTAGGATTATGCAAAACACATCTGGAGAGACTTTTAAACTTTGGAGAGACTCTGATTCTTATACTGAGTTCTCTGAGTTTTTCACTCAAACCACAGATGACTTTCAGGAGCGATATAATATCAATGAGAGCAGAATGACTTTCATTAATCTAAAACCACACATAAAGAGAACTGAAGCTAAATACTTCAAATCGGTTTTAGGCACAGAAACCATCGTCAAGATTAAGTTAGCGGCTAACGACTTTACAAAAAAAGCTATGGAACTGGCAAAAGATGCTCAAGTGGATTTTTCAGTCTCAGAGATAGCCAATGAAGGAGCTTTTATTTTTAAGCCGAATGGCCTTTTTATCCTAACGGATGAAATACCGGGAAAGGAAAAGAGTGAATTGACAGAGAATCAGCTTAAAAACTTATCCAGAATAAAAAAACAAAGCGCCAATGAGCACCTAAAATCCTTGATAAAATATCTCAATGAAAATGAAGAAGAGTTTCCAGAATTTGCCAACATAAGAAAGCCATCCTTTCAATCTCCTATTCACAATACAGGGTCTATTGTTTCTTTTTGAAATGCTGTCCTTTTTTACAATTATAAAACCCACCAAATTGCTTAAAAATTAGAATATGCCGTTAACTAGGCCTTCATCCTCACTCAAGGAAAAGATAAATAAAAATCCTGTAATCAATAGGCTCGAGCAAGCAACGGCTCAAGACTTTATTGAGCTTTGCAATCTAATTAATGAATATGCAGATTTTATTGAGGACCTATTTGATGAAACCCATAGAAGCAATTTTCTAGGATATTACGGTAACCTGTCTCTTTTGCAAGCCAGATACCCCAACCCTCCAGAAGACTCTTTTGGAATAATAGTTAGTATAGCGAACGATCCAGAATCAATATACAGATATATAGGAGGATCTTATGTTCTTTTGGGAGGAAGCCAAAATCTTCTTTTCTATTCTCAAGTATCGAACTTTCCTGTCACAGGGCAAATGGATAAACTATATATAACTAGAGCTCAAAAGAAAATATATGCATGGTGGGATAGCCAATATCACTACTTAGGGAGCTTTGAGTTCACCATTGATAATGCTCTAGATGAGAACAGCACCAACCCTTTACAAAACAAGGTACTTTTCGAAAAGTTTCAAGAAATAATAGAACTTATTCAGGCTTTAGATAGCGAAAATGGAATAGTCTACATTTCCCAATGGGATGCGAAATTAAATACTCCTTTCCTTACAGATGCAAATGCGTCAGAAGCTAGAAATGCATATATATGTACGGTAGAATTTACACTTTTTGGTATAGAATGGAAACCAGGAGATTATTTAATTTATGATAATGAAGGAAAAATATTTAGAGAGCCTAACCCACTTTTAGGAATTTTATCCGCAGTAGCTTATAGCAATAGTTATAATGATTTATTGGATCTACCTGATTTGTCTGAAATAATCGAAAATGGCCTATCGGCTTATGAAGTATGGCTGGCAGATGGCAATGAGGGATCATCGCTACAAGATTATTATCTATTTATTACTGGACCACAAGGAAATAAAGGTGATGACGGTGACACTGGTTCACAAGGACCTAAAGGATCTAAAGGTGATGACGGTGACACTGGTTCACAAGGACCTAAAGGATCTAAAGGTGATGACGGTGACACTGGTTCACAAGGACCTCAAGGCTCCCAAGGACCACAAGGAACTAAAGGTGATGACGGTGACACTGGCTCCCAAGGGCCTAAAGGAGATCAAGGAGATCCTAATCCTAACGCCTTAGATAGCTCAAAGTTAGGCGGTAAATTGCCAGCCTTTTATGCGGCAAAAACTAATTATGCCACACCCACTATAGGCGGTACAATCAAAATGAGAATAAACGGATCAGATTTATTTATCAGTAACAACGGAACAAACCCTTAACAAATGGCAAAGACACTAAATGTTAACGGAACACAAATGGCAAACGTAACAGCAAATGGCGTTCCAATCAATAGGGTTTATATAAATGGGGTTTTAGTTTTTGAGAAAACCACTCCTGTTACTGATGAGTTGACAATAGACCCTGAAGCTATAGGTATAAGTAGTGATCAACAAAGTTACACCATTGACGTATTTTCTAACACAGATTGGGATGTATCTGAACAACTTAGTGAGGCATCTCTAAGTGCAAGCAGTGGTTCTGGTAATGGCACTATTACTGTTAAAGTGCTTGAAAACACATCTTCATCTGAAAGAGTCCGTTCATTTTCATTTTATGCAGGAGATTTAATTGTTACACACACTTTCACACAGGAAGGTATTCCTGAAGTATTAACAATAGACCCAACAAGTCAACCAGTAAGTAACGCTGAAGAGACCTATACAATAGATGTAACATCCAACACAAGCTGGACTGCCTCAGAAGATTTGAGTTGGGCCTCTTTTGTGGGCATACCTTCTGGATCTGGAAATGGAAGTGTAACTGTCAAAGTAAATCCAAACTCATCATCATCCACCAGAACTGGTAAAATTATATTCACTACAGAAAATATAAATGTAGAACATACAATAAATCAAGCAGCTACACCACCTCCGTTTAACGATGGAGAGTTAAACGAGCATACTGTATCTAATTCAAGTACAAGCTTCGGGGCTTGCAATGGCTCTGTAAATAAAACAGTTTATTCCCAAAGCATTAATTTTAGTAATAGCAGTATTTTATACAACGAGTCTAATGGCGCTACAAGAGCTAATGCAGGATTTTATAGTAAAGGCAGTTCAGTAATAGAATGTGGTAACGAAGGGAATGTTATAAATAGCGGATTTTGCCAATAAAGGCCTAAATAAAAATAATTGATAAACAATCAACCAAAAAACACCATGGCGAAAAAAAATAATCTAAGACAAAACGAATTCCACAACTTGGCAACATTTGGTCAATTTGGGATAAGAGAACTTATAACGGGAGTTGATAGTACAAAAGAAGAAAAGTTTTTCACGGTGAGGGCTCAGCTAGATTCCGAATTTACTGCAGAATCTTATGGTGGTGGAGATAGTCCTCTAACCTTTACCATAAAAGCAGACCATACAATTGAAGGTCCTTTTAAGAATATAACAGGGGTTAAGGGACATATATTTTGCTATAAATCTGATGAATTTAAAAAACCTGATGAATTATGACTTTAGGAATGGGACTTGGAATGCCGAAGCACAGGTTTGTAGGTTTAGATAGCTTTCAAGGAATGCTCGATCTTTTTCCTAATGGAAGTTTTTCGGCAAGTGTTAGGAAGCTAAAAGCGAACTACGCAGACAATTCTACCGTGGTAAGAATAGCTAACTCAGACCAGTTAGGAATAGGCTTTGCAAACAACGAACTTAATGAGCCTGCCTTAGTAACCTTTGCAAATGGTGGCGATGCTTTTAATGTTAATTTTAAAGACCAAACAGGCAACGGCAGAGACTTTTCACAGGCTTCAGCAGCTTCACAACCAAAAATAGTTGATAGCGGTTCTGTTATTAAGGCAAATACAAAGCCTACATTATCCTATGACGGAAAAAATTATCATTTACGTAGCCCTGCTGCTGATTTTGTTAAGCCTACAGATAAGCTTCAAGTTTCTGTAGTACTTAATAGCAGTGTCTCTAATATTGATAATAAAAATATTATAGCAGATTATGATAGTGGTTTTGATCAAAGAAGTTGGTTAATCAGATTTAGGAGTGACGATAATTTAGAAATTGTATTTGGAGATGAATCTGATGGCACATTCGCTGGTGCTTATAGAGGCACTAATCCAATAAATCCTGAAAATTTAAACAGTGTAGGTTTTACATTTGATAGTGGAACAGTAGTATTATATGCCAATGGTTCTGTTATAAGTGGAAATGAAGTTGCTGGAACTATACCGACATCGCTATTTCAATCAAGTGCTGATATAACTATAGGATGTGCAATAAGTAGTAATCAACCAGTTAACTTGTGGAATGGTCAAATATCAGAAATTTATTTAGCGGATAATTTAGCAGATGATATAGTTGGCATTCAACAAAATCAAATGGCATATTTTAATATTTGATAATTATGTATTATAAAGGAACATTACAGCAATGTACAGCTTATAACGATCAAGTGACTTTTGGAGAAAAGTATAAGCTTCCTACTGTAAGATGGGAGAACGTAAGAAATCACAAAAACGGAATCGATTTTGCAATCCTAAAGCACCAGAATTACGAAAGTGAATTAGAACAAATTGAAAATTTAGAGGGTTGGTTTGACAATACAGAATTATAAAAAAAAACCATGAACAACACCTATTTATTTAAAACCTTAGACTTCCACAGCGGAGCCTTATTTGTGATATCTCTGGTACCTAGCTATGGCGTTACAAGGCTGTTTAATCTTATTTTTGAAGGGGTGGAACAAAAAGAACTTATCATGCCATTGGTGGTTGTAGCTTTTGGGATCTTCGCTTTCTTCATTGTTTATTTGGTCGATTTGAGACTAGGAATTAAAGCAGCTAGAAAAGAAGGTATGCAAATAAGTTATATCAAACTCTGGGAAAGCTTCTGGAAATTTTTTGGAGTGATCATACTTATGTTCTGTATGACAATATTTTGTTTTCTTTTTATTGCGCTAAACCTAGACACTATCTACAAGATGTTTCTATACCTCACAGTCGCTTTTAACATCATGCTTTGCTTATACGAATTCGCCAGCATTGGTAGGAATTTAGAAATTCTGTATAAAAAAAAGCCGAAATATTTTATTCTGTTAGATACTATTTCGAAGACGGTAGAAGCCGGAATTACAAACAAATTAAAAAAACTATTTAACTGATGAAAACCATTAATGAAAGATTAGATGAATTAGAAAAAAAGCTATTGACGCCTGAGAATTTTACGGTCAGGGAATATCTTAATTATGGTGATTACTCAGTAGTTAAGAAGTTAGATAGGGAACTAATATTGGCTGAGTTCGAAGAGCAAAGCACAGCAGAACAACAACAAAACTTATCTATTCTTTGGGCTATGCAGCCTTATAGAACTGAGTGTGGTTTCCCTTTTTTCATTACCTGCGGTAAACGTACGCTAAGACATGAGTTAAGCAGAGGGCGAAGCGGTGACAGTACTCATTTGTCTGAGGCAAATGATATAACCACTGAGGATGAAGGCAAAATGACCTACTTATCCAATTTATTGAAAAACACTTGGATTGGTGGATTTAAGCATTACGTGTCTAAACGTTTTATTCACATTGATATATCCAGAAACAGAACATGGTAGTAAGAACAATTATAAATTATTAATTATGAGTGATGAATTTCCAAGAAGAGCAATACAAGAAAAGTGGAGCTTTGCAGAAAAAATAATAGACCAAGCAATAAAAATAACAGAGGATATGGGATGTGACGAAGATTTGACTGATGCAGTTGTTCTTCTAGCAGAAGCACAGAATAAAGTTGCTGACTTTGTTGATAAAAAATAGAACATGGTAGATCCAAAAAAACAATCTTACAAAGAAAAGAACGGCACTTCAAGAGTTGGTGATAGCATTCGTTGGTTAGTTGAAAAAGGAACTAAAGTTGCTCCAGAGCTTTTGCAGCTTGCTGGAAGCTTTACAGGTATCAAGGGTTTAGGCGATTTGGTAAATCAAATAAATGATTCGCCAGACATATCTGAAGAAGATAAAAAGATGCTTAATTTTCAGGCTAAATTAGACATTCAACAATACGAAGCTGAAGCTGCTGATAGAGATTCAGCAAGAAAAAGACAAATTGAAATTTCTAAATCTGGAAATCCAGACATATTGTACAACGTATCTGGATTTATTGGCTTAGGTGTTTTTGCCTTTGTTGTGTATTCAATCGTCTTCTTAGACATTCCTTCATCAAACAAGGAAATATTCATACATCTTATTGGAATAGTTGAAGGTGTAGCTTTATCAATATTTGGTTTCTTTTTTGGAAGTTCTGACAATGAGAAAAAACGTTAACCTAAAAACTGATATACAAGTCAGAAACTATCGATTTGTTATTGGTCCACAAGTTGGTGTGACTTACACTGCAGATGGTTTTACACCTTATTTAGGTGTGGGTTTGACGTATAGATTGATACGTTTCTAAAATAACCTTTTTTCATGTCCTTTTTTAAGGTGTTTTCATGCTGCAAATTAGCAGTATGAAAGTAACAATGTCCCTTAAACTACCCACCACTTGGAATGCAATTCCAGAAAAGAACTACTGTAAGATATCAAAATCACTTCACTTTTATAGGAAGTTTTATGAAACGATGCCAGACGGCAAAGCCAAAGAAAGATTCACCATAAAGCTTATCGCTACCCTGGTTAATCATTTGCTGAAGTCTAATAACTTTTTCAAAAGGAAAATAGCACTCGTGCAGCTTCCTCTCCAAGAATACGAACAGTATGTGTCGTTTCTACTTACAGCTTCTCAAAGAACTTTATTCCCCAAATCATTTAAGCGGCACGGTAACACTTACATTAAGCCTGGAGACCGTCTTAAAAATTGCAGCATAGGGGAATTCGCTTTTGTAGACACGATGTATTTTCAGTATTTACAAACCTATAATGAGAATTATCTATTACTCCTCATTGCTTCATTGTACAGGCCCAAACTAAAGGAAAAATCTCTAGACGACCAACGCATCCTCTTTTCCAAGAACTATGTGCAAGAACATGCGGACTACTTTAAGTTTTTGCCAAGGCATAAGAAGATAGGCATTCTACTAGCCTATGAAGGGTGTCGAAATTACATGGCCAAAATATATCCAAATGTCTTTCCTAAGACACAAGATGAAGAAGAAGGCCAAAAGAAAAAGGAACAAAAATACACACCTTTCAAAACATTAATTCAGTATAAAATAGGATTCGATCCTTCCAAAATTGACTCTGTAAACAAAGTCAATGCTCACGATTACTTGAGCAACTGGGAGAATGAATTGAAAGAAATCAAAAAACAAAAATCGCATCATGCAATTAGATCATAACTCAATCATTGATTACTTCAGAAATTTAAACGCTAAAGCGACCTTCTTCCCGGAGGACTCTTTTTTCAGAATGGATCTAGAAGAGATCTTCGATGCCTTTAGGAAAGGAATAAATTATCCTGCCTTGGCGGTGGAGTCTCCAGACATCGATTTGTCCGACAGCTCTGAGCAGGAAACAGTAAACAAGAGGATGTTTGCTTTTCACATTTACAAAAAACCAGAAACTGATAGATATCAAGATGTCCAGGACACACTTAATCTCTGTGAAAGCCTTGGATATAAGATTATTGCTAGGATGAAAAAAGATAGTCACGACCCCAATTCGATCATCTATGGATCCTTTAAGCCAAAAACGGTAAAAGCAAATCAAGTTTCAAAAGTATTTACAGAGGGTCTATATGGATATCGATTTACGGGCGAGTTTTCAAAAAGCGATCCTTTGGTCTTGGATCCTGCAGATTGGGAAGATCTAGATTCTAGATGTTAGTGTCCTTTTTTGGGGGTTAGTATAAGCAGAAATTTAAGAAAAATTAGTAATGACATCTAAGCAGTTATACAATAAGGAAAGATACATAGGGCGTAAAGCGGCAAAGCTTGCAGAGGATTATGTTCTACGCCAAATAAAGCTTGAGCTTACGATACGAAATAAAGGAGATGCCTTCAAAAAAATTAAGCCATTACTGGAAGCTACAAAAGTGAGAGCCAAAATGGGAGATTGGCGTTTGCTGGGCTTAAACTTTACAAGCTCCAAAATTGGATTTATACAGCATTTTGGATTTACTGGAGTGAGAGGTGGTGGCACTATTCTACTAGAGCATTCTAGATACAATCAAAGTGCAACCCAAAGAGAAAGTCATGATGTCAATCTAAAGAGCAAAAGCATGTTCAATAACATATACATACAATCGGGCGCGGCAAATTACTTGCTTCAAGAACTTGGACAGATTAGGACAGAAAATATAAAAATTAAATTAACAAATCTAGTACTAGAACTCAATACCAAGGATGGGAAGGAATAATACAGAGTTTAACCTTACCATCAAGATGAATGGTAAGGAAATTAAAAACACACTTAATGGAGTTGGTAAGGAACTTCGCTCCATGCGTTCGCGTACCAAAAACTTAACAGAAGGCACAGAAGAGTATTATAAGGCTAATAAGGAATTGGCCAAAACTGAGAAGATTTACGATGATATGAAGAAAAATCAGCGTGAACTTCTCAATGAAACTAAGAAAAATATAGATGCCCAAGAAGATCACAACTCTGCTCTTAATGATTTTAGCCAGGGATTTGGTCAATTATTTTCATCTATAAAATCTGGTGACTTCGTTGGTGCTAGAGAAGGATTTAATGGCATTACCTCTGGTATAAAGGGAGCAACCAAGGCAGGCTTGGCCTTTATCGCTACTCCTGTGGGTGCCGCAATTGCAGCCTTAACCGTATTATTTATTGCAGGACGAGAGGTCTTCAATTTCAATAAGGGACTAGAAGTGATGAACCAAGAGTTAAGAGCTCTTGGGGTCTCTTCAACAGAAATTGGAAAAGTAAGAGACGAAATAAAAGCGACTGCAGAAACTTTCGATAAGGAGTTTAAAGAAATTGCCAAAAATGCAAAATCGGTGTCGGAGAGTTTTGGAATTTCGATGTCAGAAGCTAATGATGTCATCGCTCGAGGACTTGCAGATGGAGGAGCAAAGAATGATGAGTTTTTGCAGTCTTTAGGAGAATACGATGAGTTCTTTTCTGCAGCAGGGTACTCTGCCCAGGAGTTTGTGGATGTGATAAACCAAGGCTATGAGCTTGGAATCTACAAAGATAAGCTTCCAGACGCGCTCAAGGAGGCAGACTTATCTCTAAGGGAACAAAGTAAATCTACTCGAGATGCAATCGTGAATGCTTTCGGGGCCACATTTACAGATGATATTTTAAAAAGGATAAATACCGGAGAAACGACCACCAAAGAAGCTCTGCAGGAAATTGCAGCCGAGGCAGAAAAGTCTGGCTTAAGCATGCAACAACAAGCAAAACTTACGGCAGATGTATTTCGTGGCGCTGGTGAAGATGCTGGGGGCGCACTCAAGGTTTTGGAAGCTGTAGGAAAAGCAGCAACTAGAGAACTAGATGGTGTTGCACAAGCGAATTTGGAATTACAAGAAGCTAATGAGAAATTAAACAAAGCACAATCTGAGCTATTTGGTATAGAAAGCTTTGGCGAAATATGGATTAATATTAAAAGAATAGCCATAAACTCAATTACTGCAATTTTAGATTATTTTGTTTTCTTAAAAAAAGGATACACACTAATTGCGCAAGAACTTCTTAACGTTTTTGTAAAAGCAGGAAATGGATCCATAGATGTCATAATAAGCCTAGTCGAAAAAGCTAGACCATTATTAAGAAGTCTTGGTGTTGAAGTTGATGCTCTTGTAAAAGGTCTGGAAGCTGTAAAGTTTGAAAAGTTTGACTTTTTTGGAGATGATAATGATCAAAAAGTTCCACCACCTCCAGAAGGTCCAGTTGTAGACGAAGAAGCAGAGAAAAAACGTGCTGAAGCTGCTAAGGAAAGACTAGCTGAAGAAGCTGCTGCTATAAAAAAAAGAGACGATCTTAAAGCTGAAATTGCAAAAAATGAAAAGAAGAGAATCGAGGAAGTCGATAAGCTTGAGGCAGAATACATTAAGAAAAAAGAAGATCGCTTAGCAACTTCAGCAGTAAAAGAGGCACAGCTAGAAAAAGATAGAGCCGTGAAAAAGGCAGAAGATCTTAAAGCCTCTCAACAACTCATGGACCAAATAAAGGCGGAGCATGATGTAAAGATTGCAGAAGCAAAATTAGTAGAAGAAGAAGAAGAGCTATTGAGGCTTACGGAGTTTGAGACTCGCAAAAAAGAGCTTATGGATGAGCTTGAGCTTCTTGAAGCAGAGACCGATGAGGAGAAGAAAATCATCCAGGAGGAACAGCGTATGGAAGAAGACATGCGTAAGTTGGAGCAAATGAAGCTCACTGTAGATGAAAGGAATCAGTTAATTGAATTACTTCAGGAAAAGCATCAGGAAAAGCTTCAGGAAATTGAAAACAAAGGATTAGGAAAAAGGATTAAAGATGATGAGAAATTTCACCAACAGAGACAAAATCTAATTAATAATACTTTAGGTGCTGCGATTAATGCTGTTGGAGTTGAGACAAGGTTAGGCAAGGCACTTTTACTTGTAAAGCAAATACAAGCAGCAAAAGAAATGGGTATTGAGTTAGGACTGTTTAAATCTAAAATGTCTCTTAACGTTTCAGAAGCAACTGGTGATTCTGCAAAAGGTTTAGCCAAGACTGCTTCTGCTCTTCCATTTCCTGCTAACATTCCTTTAATCATTGGTTTTGCAGCTCAAGTAGCAGGCATTATTGGGACAATAAGAAGTGTAACTAGTGCAGGAAGTGGAGTAAAAACAACTGGTTTTGCAAAAGGAGGTTTTACAGATGCTTTTGGTATGGGACAGATCGATGAAAGTGGAAAGGAAGTCGCCGGTGTTGTCCATAAAAATGAATATGTAGTTCCAGAATTTGTAAGGCAAATGCCAGGCATCCCTCCTATTCTAGATTATCTAGAAGATAAGCGTAAACAAGGCTTGGGGGGCTTTGCACAAGGTGGAGAGACTTCATCCCAAGAAGATACAAGCACAACAAGTTCAGACACGGGAAATTCAAGAATTACGGAAGTTTTGGAACGGTTAATTATAAAGCTAGATAAGCCATTTATTGCCAATCTACTATTTGGATACGATGCCGAACTTAAGAGACAGGAAGTACAAAAAGAACTACTAGATATCGAACAAGCAAACCAAGTCAAAAAATGACCAATTTCAATCCATCAAACATAGTTTTAAGATTTGTAAAAAATTCTGGAAATACTCCGGCTACTTTCACATCTCTCAATGTAGATTCTTTAGATCCAGAGGCAGCAGGCATAAGTTTCATAAAACCCAGTTGGCTTAATATATATCAACTCAACGAAGAAGAAACCGATGAAGGGGCTTTTTACAATTACAGTCTGTCTATAAATTCAAATTCTGCCAATAATCTTCCTGTAGGAAATTATACTGAAACGGTTGAAGCAAGAGTAAGCTATCAAAATTTGCCAGGCATAGACTTCTTTTATGCTAGTTTCACGATAGTTCTAGAAGTAAGGGAGATTACAGAAATAAGTGTTAACCCACAACAACTAGCCTTTAGTCTAATTGAAGGAGATCCCAATCCCAATTCTAGAGCAGTAGTCATTGTCACAGAAAACAACTGGGCTATCTTAGCAGATCAAAACTGGGTAACACTATCCAACACCGGAGGAAGTGGAAATGATACGGTGCAGCTTGGTGTAAATGCAGACGGATTGCCAATAGGCACTTACAATGCAAGTGTTTTAATCACCGATCTCCAGTCTACAAAAACTATAAATGTAACTCTTACTGTAAACTCTCCAAACGGTGGGAATCAATATGTCATTCTTAACACGACCCTTATAGAGGTTTCAGAAAACCAAAATGAAGATCCCGAATCTACAGGCCAAATAATTATTGAAAATACATTGGATGTTGAGATTGAAACGGACAGCTCTTGGATAGATTTGGATGTTTCAGATTTTACTCCTGGTATCAATATTTTGAATTTCATAATTCAAAATACAAATAATTTCACTCTGGGTACTTTTATAGGAGAAATAAAAGTGACTTCATTGCTTGGAGTTCAAAAGGCCGTTGTTATCCTTAGGGTGATAAATCCAGACACAATTGGTTTGGTGAATGGAGGTTTTTATTTTGCTAAGGATTATAATAAATTAAACCTTAGCAATGCTCAAAATAATGCTGAAGCTGTGATAAAACACAGAGTGCAAACCAGTGATGGTGTAGAAATATACGATAGGAAAACACCCTATTTTCAAAATCAAATAGCTATTGAAATTGGAGTTGAAACTATTAATTTGCTCAGACCTTTTATTTACCTATTTGCCTTGCAATCTCTGGAAGTGAATCGATTCCTTATTCCATACAAGCCTTTAACCTATAGGTTGGAAGTGTATAATAAAGTTGTAGGTGAAAATAGTTTGTCTTTGAACAACGAATTTCAAAATTTACTTTTTGTAAATGGAGAATCTCCAGAAAATGTTTTTGAGACATTTGATATCGAAGACGTCATCAAAACAAGAACCACAGCTGTTGGTAAGGAAGTTGCAGTCACTTCAAACTTTAAGAGGCTTTGTCATATTCCCAAGGTTATTTATGCAGGAAAGAATGCTTGCTTAAGTTTTAGCTTTTATTCATCCAGCACCCCTTCCGAAGTTTCAATTCGCATTACTTCTGCAGAACAAACAACTAGTGACACCATAAACATTAGCGGTCTAGGAACTTTCGATAGTAACACTAGAATTTTCTCGGTGATTTTAAGTCTAAATAAATATGATTTACAAGAAGGAGATGTCGTCAATGTGAATTCTGATATTATTAATTTTAAAGTTTTTATAAAAAAAGCTTCTGCAGAAAGCACTCAATTAATCTGGCAAAACCAATGGAATTGCATGGAAATTTTCAACTGCTCTGGCACCTTCAAAAAGGTGGAAAGATCACAATCAGATTCAGCAGAATATGTCCGTAATCATAAAACCGTAAGCGAAGAATTCAACTTCAAAAACCCAATTGATTTTGAAGTCAACACAGGAACAATTTATAGCAAAGAGGAAGTAAACCAGTTGAAAACGATTCAGAATTCCAGTGAAATATTCATCAAGAAAGGAGATGATATCTACAAAGTTATAAAAGATTTCAGAAGTCTTAAAACCTATGAGACGAGAGATTTTGAGAAAGGATTCAATTTAAAATTTAAACTTGCTGAAGTATGATAGTTTTTCAAAGCGATCTTTTTAGAATAGATTTGTCTAAATATAACGTCTCATTAAAAGAAAAATCTTCTTTATTCAGCGACAATATATATCAATCTTACAGCTTGCCATTTGTCGTTCCAGAAGCTTCTGAAATTATAAAAAAACTAGGTTTGCCAACCTTGAATAATATTATAAATCTAAAGACGTCTATATCTGGAAGGCTTCTTTTTTTTGATAAATTCTACAGCTGTAAGTTTTACATACAATCTTACAAAAGCGATAATCTAAATTGCAAGTTTACTTTTGGAGACAACAAGCCGGACGGCTTCGATGCCGAGCTTAAGAATTTGGGTTGGGAAAATATCTCAAATATAAATTTTAATGATCATGCGGTATCTTTAATTTCGAAATCTTGGCCAGAAACCTCACACCAATTTCCTTTAATTCATGATGCCAAAATTCAAGAAGAGGATAATTATGAAAAGTTTTTAGGCTTTATAAATAATTATGATCAATTATCTGGGAGCTTCTTATCCAACCAATTTCTTAATGAAGTAGATGATGATGGAGATACAGTAAGTGTTCTCTACAATAGAAATGTGATGATGCCTTGCGTGTATTTGGCAGAAATATTACAAAAAGGCTATAAACTTGCTGGTAAGGAAGTATTAGGAGAATTCATAAACCATGAGACTATCAAAAAAATAATCTACAAACCAGACACCTTTTTGGAGAAGTTCTATGACACACAATTTGAAACCTTTATTTTCTCAAACCCTGAAAGTGTAAATCCTGAAGGAGGAACAGACAATTACTACCTCACAACCTTCGACCCCCAAGAAGTAGGGAGTTATGAACTTTATCTTAAGTTCAATTTACCTAGATCAATAGCCTCAAGTTTTGATCTTAAAGTCACTGTAGATGATGTGTTATTCAAAGAATACTCCAGCTCACTATCTAGAGTCATCCTCAATGAAAAGCTCAAGATTAATATTGAAGGAATTACGTCGACTACAAAAGTAAAAGTCGAATTATTTATTCCTTTCACTACCATAAATATTGAAGATTACAATACTATTCAATTTTCATTTGCAGAGGGCGATTTAAATTTATTTCCAAGACTATATAATTTAGGCGAATTTATGCCAGACATGAAGTTTGGAGAGTTTGTAAATTTTATAAAAAATTGGTTTAATCTGGATATTAAAACATTTGATAATTATGTCATTATCGACTTTTTAGAAAACAATATTACTAGAAGAAGAAAAAGAGATCATGAACACCTTAAAGTAAATGATGCTGAGTTTTCCACCAACGAAAATAAGGTCTATAAACTTCAATATGATAATGATCAAAAGGTGATCGTTAATAAGCAAGGTCAAATTTACAACGAGATCGACATTGATGTTAATAAGATCGTAGAAATTAAGGTAGAGGCATCTGCTTTAGTTTCAGAATTTAAGAGAAGAATACTCACGGCTGTTGCAAGTGAAAATGAAAGTAAGTTCGATTTTATGTACTACGATGGTTTAACCGCGAACCGAGTGCCCTCTTCTGCAGCACTTTCTACGCAAAACGTTTACGATTTATTTTGGAAAAAATGGTTGCGAACTAGGATAAATTCTAAAACAGTAAAGGAAAGCTTTAGATGTTCAGCGTTTGAAACGTTCGATAAAGATGAGATTTTAAAGAAATACAATGAATTTATATTTCCCAAAGAAATTAATATTAAGTATTTGAATTCTGAAACTGTAGAAGTTTCTATTGAGGGGGAAACTCTTTAGTTTTCTCAGGAAAATCAAATGAATAACCTTCTACAAATTCATTGAAAATTTTAACTTTAATCTCAGAGTTAGTATTTATTCGCTTTAATATTTCTAAATCATCTTTTTTAGTATGTCTAAAAGAGGTTGTTATCAATTTCGCATTTTCAGGAATTTCTCCACATTCTTCAAAATTTGTTTTAAAAGCCATTAGATATTTTTATCAAATATACTAAAAATCTAT